ACCATGCGTGTAGGGTTTGCGGCTCGATGGGATCAAGAAAAGCAACCAGATTTTTTCATGGATCTAATCGAATCATGGAACCGTCGTCACACAACCAAACATATTAAAGTTGAATTTGCGTTGTTTAGTGGCGCAAAACTTCGATCTAACAATGACAGCTACATGCGTCGAACAAGAGAACTACAGGAAAAAGGAGATCTTGTTATCTACGAAGATTTAGAAAAAAATGATTACTACGCTCTTCTTAATGATACTCGCGTTCTTTTTAATTGCGCCCTTCAGGATTGGGTCTCTAACACCGTTTCAGAGGCTGATTCTCTGGGCTGTAACGTTTTATATCCTGCATATCGCAGTTTCCCTGAAACCTTTGCTAACGACCCCGATCGTCTATACATTCCGTGGAGCCTAGACGATGCCATTTATAAACTTACACCGTTGTTAAACGAACCTCATCCTAAGATGGGTCAGATTAGCAAATGGACAGACGGTACCATCGATCGAATCTGTGATATCATGGAGGGGTCAGGTGAACAATGGCTCAGAATGAACACAGACTATAGAAAACATTCACGTGAATCAAAATTCTAAAAAAGTTTTGATAACCGGTGTACTAGGCTTTATCGGTAGTCATACCGCTAAGGCCTTTAAACTGGCCGGATATCATGTTATTGGTATTGATAAAGAAATAACGATTGCCGAGGCATCGTCATTTGTCGATGAACTTATTATCGACGACTTTGTCAACATTGCATCATTTGTTGCTGTAGAAAATTCAGTTGATGCAATCATTCATATTGCAGGCACAAGTCTAGTAGGGCCAAGTATTCTAAACCCTGGGTTATATTACGATAACAACGTAGCTAAAACCAATATAATGCTAGACGAGCTAGCGAAGAAAAATTGGAAGGGAAAAATTATTTTCAGTAGTAGTGCCGCGATCTACGGAAATAATTGTGTCGTACCTATTATTGAAGATGCACAAGGTATTCCTGTTAGTCCATATGGACATAGTAAAAAAATGTGCGAGTATGTGATAAGAGATCACTCCTTAGCACATGGATTTAAATCTATTGCACTACGATATTTCAATGCCTGCGGTTGTGATAAGAATCAGCAACTTGGTAATGTATGGAACGATACTCATCTAATTCCTCGTGTAATTCAAAATCTAATTGAAAATAAAGTTACAATCATTAATGGTATAAATTTCAATACCAAAGACGGAACTTGTATTAGAGATTATCTTCATGTTACAGATATTGCCAATGCACATGTCAGTGCAGTTGATTTGTGCAATTCGTTTGAGCCTGGCGAATTCAGAGCATATAATCTAGGCACAGGAACAGGATATTCTAATTTAGAAATTGTAGAAGCAATAAAAGCAGTAACTAAAAAACCACTTGATTATAAATTTGGTCCTCAACGAGAAGGCGATCCAAATGAACTAATTGCCGACCCTTCTAACTTTATCAAAGACGCGAAGTGGCTTCCAATCAACAGTGGCCTTTTACAAATTGTAGAAACTACGTACAATTGGATGTTAAAAAAATCTAAAGAAATTTTGTAATTTTTTGATCGCTAGAAAATATACAGGCCTGCATAGTACAAATTTGTGGGCCAGTTGGGGGCATCCACCCCTCATGCCATATATTTCCTAATGGGGAATTATTACACATACTACCAGATACCCATCCTTGTGCTCCAATACTTAAAGTCTCAACTCCTGCATTACATAATTTTCCCGAATATGATGGATTCTGTTTTATAGTATTTTGGTATCTTTGGTCCCAGGTTGTTTTTTCAAAATACACTTTCTTTTCTGCTGACGATGTTAATGTCGTTGTTTCTTTAATTTCGCCATTTGAAATATCAATTTTTTCTAGATCATTTTGAGAATATGGCATAAGTCCGGCAGTAGGATCTCCGTTGATATACAAAAGGGTTTTAACAATTTTAAATCCTGTATCTTTTTCTAAAGTTTCAATCTTAGCTAAATCTTCATTGACATGAGAATGTCTTATCGGAGCCGTTACCGATATTGATTTATTTTTTGATTGATACAGTTGTACAATGTAACGAACCAATGACGGATTTTGCCAATGATGTACTGTTAGTCTAACGGCATCAACATATGGTTCTATGGCCCACCAATCCATCCATAATTTTCCTCCGTTGGTATGTAAAAATATTGATTCACTATATGTTTTGCAATATTTTAGCAACATAACAATATCATCCATATCTAATGGTTCGCCACCATTAAATTCCCATTTCAACTTTCGGCCTTGTTTTATATGATATGAATCAATCAGTAATTCGGCAATTCTTAAGTATTCTTTTGTTTCTGGAGGAATGCCTCCGCCACGTGAACCGTTGGGGCAATAAGTACATTGGGCACGACAATAATCGTTTAAAAACCATGAAATTTTTGTTTCAAAATTTTCCATTTTCTTGTTGACAAATCTAAATATTATTTGTATACTGTAGTTATCTTTCTCAAAGTTAACTAAAATGCAAATTGCCAATCCGGATAGGTACGAAGAAGCTCTAGGAATTCTACAAGAAGAATGCGCCGAGGTAGTTGTAGAAGTAAGCAAATGCCGCAGGTTCGGTCTAAATAGTATTCACTACAAAACAAATATTATGCATCGATCAATGCTCGAAGCAGAAATTGGTGATGTAGTAGCAATGATAGATATCCTTGTAGAACAGGGTATTGTTGATAAAGAAAACGTTGCACAAGCAGTTAAATCAAAAAAAGAAAAACTTCAAAAATGGTCAAAAATATATGAGCAAAATTAAAGTATCAGAGTTATTTTATTCTATACAAGGTGAAGGGCGCTATATGGGTGTTCCTTCAGTTTTTTTACGCACCTTTGGGTGTAACTTTAAGTGCCAAGGATTTGGCATGCCTAGGGGAGAACTTAGTAATGAAGCAGAAAATATTAACCCTGATCAGTACACCGAGTACAAATCGCTTCCTTTGGTTAGTACAGGTTGTGATAGTTACGCTAGTTGGGATCCTCGCTTTAAGCATCTATCCCCTCTTTTGGATACTTCTGCGATTGCCAATGCTATTGTGGATACGTTACCGTACAAGGAATGGCGGGACGAACATCTTGTAATTACAGGTGGAGAACCTTTACTAGGTTGGCAGAAGCAATATCCAGAATTGTTAGATCATCCTGTGATGGAAAGACTAAAAGAAATAACCTTTGAAACCAACGGTACCATGAGGTTAACCAGCGGTTTTAAAGAGTATCTCAAGACCTGGGTCAATAAAGATGATCATAAAGAAATCACCTTTAGTGTCAGTGCTAAACTGCCGGCTAGCGGAGAGCCATGGAAAGATGCTATTAAACCATCTGTGGTGGTCGACTATCAAAATTATGGACACGTCTACCTTAAATTTGTTGTTGCTACAGAGCAAGATATTAAAGATGCATTAAAGGCAAAACAAGAATTTGAAGACGCCGGATTTAAAGGAAATGTTTACTTAATGCCGGTGGGCGGGGTTGAAAGTGTATACACTTTAAATAATAAAGCAGTTGCATTAGCCGCAATGAAACACGGACTCCGATACAGCGATAGACTTCAGGTTCCGTTATTTAAAAATGAATGGGGGACCTAAAATGGCCGTGAATAAATTTCTTGAAAAACTATTTGGTATTGATAAACTCAAGGCCGAAGCCGAAGCGAGCTTAAAGGCCGTCGACGAAGCTAGAAAGTTAGCCGAAGAGGCCAATAAACAATTAGACCTAATCAAAGAAGAAGAAAGAATAGCCAAATTAACTCCAAAAGAATTGGCTACAGAAAAGAAAGAACCGTGGGTAGCAGTTCTGGAAACTCATGTAAACAAAGAAAATGTAAGAAATGGTTTTTTCGAACTTGACTGGAATGAGTTCTTTGTGTTACAATTAAGAGAAGCTGGATACACTGGGGCCACCGACGAATCGGTGGTTGATCAATGGTTCAACGAATTGTGTCGAAATGTAGGAGCCGATGAGGGAGTCGATATGAGTCGGCGAGGTGCAGGGTATGTAAACAGAGCCTTGCGTGACGATGGTAAAACTGAGGTCAGTTAATGAGCAAAACATACATTCTGGTTGATACTGCTAATACTTTTTTTCGTGCTAGACATGTTATTCGAGGTAGTCTAGAAGATAAAGTAGGTATGAGCATCCATACTACTCTGGGTAGTATTCGTAAGGCCTGGCGAGACTTTAACGGCGACCATATTGTATTCTGCCTTGAAGGACGTTCGTGGCGTAAAGATCATTATGCTCCTTATAAGAGGAACCGCACCGACGCTCGGGCCGCGCTCAGCCCTCGCGAAGCTGAAGAAGATCGTGTATTTTGGGAAACATTTGATCAGTTCAAAGATTTTATTATCAACAAGACCAACTGTACTGTATTGCACAATACGCAATTAGAGGCAGATGATCTTATTGCAGGATTTATTCAAACGCATCCTAAAGACAATCATGTGATTATTAGCACCGATGGCGACTTCGCGCAACTTATTGCCCCCAATGTGAAACAGTACAATGGTGTAATGGAAATTACCACTACACACGAAGGATATTTTGATGCCAAAGGTAAGCCTGTCGTTGATAAGAAAACTGGTGAAGCAAAAGGCGCACCGGACCCCCAGTGGTTACTCTTTGAGAAGTGTATGCGTGGCGACACCTCCGACAACATCTTCTCTGCTTATCCGGGAGTACGTGAGAAAGGCACAA